TGTCATGCCAGTGGTCGAAGAAGAAATAACAGAAGAAGTTATCGAAGAAGAAATAGCAGAAGAAATAACAGAAGAAGTAGTTGATGATGTTATCGAAGAAACAAGCGAACCAGAAGCAGAAGTAGAATCAGATGTTAAGATCGAAGCAGAGCCAGTCATTACTAAGTTTGCTTCTATGGCTGTTGTAGATGAAGTATCAATAAATATTATGATAGAATCACAACCAGTATTATTGGATGCTGCTTTTTATGAACCAGTAATTTTATATGCAAATCAGTTGAGCTTAACTGATAATCGTGATATTTATAGTGGTGTAGTATACGTTGCTAATGATCCATTAAGCACATATTTAGATTCAGTAAAGGGCAATCAAGAGCAACAATATATTTTACGTCAACAGTTGGAGAATATGAAATGGATAGATTAAAAAACAATCTGACTGGGATTGTAAGTTTGATTGGTGTAGTTGGTGCTATCGGTGCTGGCTTTACAACCTATGGACAATTGCTTGGGAATATATCTTCCCTCGAAGAAAAGGTAGCCGACTTAGAATCCCGGCAATATGTTATAAATGAAACAGTTGATCTTACTGATACAAATAACAAGATAAACGAAAACTATGTAGCAGTTACAGATCGTATTACAGAATTACAACAAGACTTAAATGATTCTGCTAATAACTTAGGTATACTAAAAACTAGAATTGATTTGCTTGAAACACAGATTAGTGAATTAAAACTAGAAAATAGTAACCCTTTAACAAGATAGGATAGATTATGTTAGAAAAACTAAAAAATATCGCCCATAAATGGACGGAGAGTAGCTTGTTTTGGTTTAAATGTGGCTGTGGGTTAAAAAGACCTAAAGTCGCTCTATGGGCTTCTCTGGCTGTTCTAGGGCTAATTCTTTTTTTGCTTTAGTTTTTGCTCGTAAGGTGGCTCATATTGGTAATGGCTTTGTACTAAATCCAAAAATGTGTCCATTCTCATAGCAACTATTGGATCATCATAGTCTTGTTTCATTACAAGTGCATCTGCTCTACCCATCCAATTCAGAATAGTTTTAAAACCAGATCCATTTTTTCTTGCTTTGACTTCAAGCACAAGCTTTGGATTGTTGATCGATATATCATGTGGGAAATCTGATAATGCACCAGACAGAGGTTGACGTTTTGCATCAACCCCCTTTTTTTTAAGATACTTGACTAACTCGTTCTCTACTCGATAGCCTTTTCTTTTTGATGCTGAACCACCCATTAATCTCTAACCAATCTATCTTCGATAATAGGATATAGGGTTCTGCTTTCAGTTGGTTTACCGATTCTGGTTACTAACTTTTTGTTCATCAGATCTTTGATTATTCGATAGGCATTTGAAGTTGGGCCCAATTGACAATCTTTTGCAATCTCATTATATGTCGGACTGATTCTATTTTTTTCAACATATTTTATCAGATAGTTATATACTTCCGATTGTCGTTTAGTTAATGCTTTCATATTAGATCTTTCAATACTTTCTTGTGTATACATTTACTACTCCTAGAATGGTATAGCATCTAAGCTTTCATCTGTGCTTGATGCTGGTGTTGGTGTTGCAAGTGAATCTGCTTTGCTATCTAGTAGTTCCATTTTACTTTCAAACTTATCTAAATGCACTTCAGCTGATTTAGTTTTTTGTCCGTCTTTCTCCCATTCGTTATAGGTAAGTCTACCCTGCACTAAAATCTTGCTACCTTTTCTAGTATACTTTTCTATAACATCTGTGATCTGAGTATCCCAGACAACTATTTTATGCCAATCTGTTTTCTTTTCACCACGTATTTTTTTGTGAGTTGCTATGCTGAATACTGCATACTTCTCTCCGTTATCTCTGGTTTTGATATCTGCATCATTACCTAGATTACCTATAAGTGTTACTACATTATACATACTATATCCTTTCTAAGTTATTGTATTTTCTTTGTAAGCTTGTTAACCACGTTTCATGTGCATTAGCTTTTGGTTCGATAAAGCTTATATACTCACTCGGCAGTGGTAGTTTCCGATACTTTGCTTTTCTGATAAAATCTTCTGTGCAATCATCCAGAAAAACTTTTGGATATGAAACTAAGATCTTGAAGTATTGTTCTAATCCAAGATCAGTTGGTATATCACATGATAATGTACTAGCAATAGTTTCAATCGATACTGCAACATCTTGCCTTGTAGCATTAGTCATTCGTTCGAACCAGATAGAAAATAGTTTACCTAGTTCTTGGTCAATGTTTTTGTTTGGGTTGAAGTCTGGTCTGTACTGTAGGAATTTGATCTCGTATATTCGCCTTTTCATACAGTCGTCTACGTCTTTCTTGAACAAACTCGGCACTACCATTTTGCTTAGAAACTCGTTCTCGCTTGTAGATAGTGGCATTTCGTAACCATTTTCTAAGTAGTGATTCCCAGTCTGTTGCTGATTTGTTTTGAGATTTGTAATAATCTCTGAAGTTATTGTATTCTGTTTCATAGTCTATTTCTCCAAATTCTTTCTCTAAGTTTTTGTGTATTTCATCACTTGGTAAAAAGTAATCTACGTGGTGGGCCTCAGCGGATAGATTGATATACAATCCTAGTGCTTCGCACCAATTAATAAAGTTTTCTGCATTTGGTTCGCAATCTTGCCTTTCCCATTTGCCAACGTTTTGTGTAGACACTCCGATCTTATCACTTACTTCTTCGATAGTAAGTTTTAGATACAGTCTACGTTGTTTCAGTAGTCGGATTATTTCTTGATACATTCTTTTCTCCAATTTTATTATGCCCTAATATAATGTGTTCATATGTATGCTTGAGTATGTCATAAGCTAACTTATTATGCAATTTGAGAGTGCTAATATCTAGCTTATACATTTCCCAAGTATCTCTTGCTTCTTGCTCGGTAACTGTATTGATTAGTTGTGTATATACTTTATCATACATATTAGTTGTCTTTTCTAAGGTGTAATAGTTCATACTTTATTTCTCGCTGGTTGTTTCTCGTTTTCTACTTCGTATTCATTTGCTTCTGCTTCTGAATAAAGTGTGCCATGTGCATTGAGAAGTTTTAGTATTGCTCGATCTACTGCACGTTTTTCTGCAAGTGCATATGGAAATACTTTCTCGACTGCTGATTTTGTCATTAAAGGATTTGCTTCTCCAAAGCTTTCGATCTCTTGTGTTCCATTTGTTGCCCAACATTTTACAACTATGTTTGGTAAGTCTGGTTTAATCAAATCTAGCTTCCACCAAATGCCATAATGACAAGCTAGTTTTTCTACACCTTTGTGTTTAATGATGTGCATTTTACTTTGTGGATGCTCATAGAAATCATCTTTCTTTAATCCAGCTTCTATAAATTTTGCTTTAAGTTCTTCTCGATAAGTGTTCATTGTATCTTTCTCCTATTGTTATGTAGTTTCTTTATTATTGTGATTATACTATTGTTTAATCTTCAATGTCAAATGGTTGTTTGTTTGTTTTTACAAAGTTCCAAAATGTTTTTTGAACGGCCTCAAGCTTGTCGATAAATTTTTGATCTCTTTCTACTACATCAAACATATGTGCTCGATTACCAAAAATCCCAGACATTATTGCTTTATTGCAGTTGTAAACATTCATGTAGTGTTGCATCTGGGGATTGTAGCATCTGACTAAATTTTCCAGAGTGTTGTCTTGATACGTGTGTTTACATTCAACTATGATACCACCTTGCTCGAAGATGTATCCGTCTAAGTGTGCATATAAAATTATATCATCTAATTTTTTTTGTTTATGTCCACCATGCTGAAGATCAAGTTGCGACTGAATATGTATTCCTTTGTTTGTTTTTTTGTTTTCTGATGTAAGTTTTTCACGTAAGCAGATTAAGTTAAATTTTTCAGTGTATATACCTAACTGCACTTTGAAACTATTGCTAAGATTTTCTGGTTCTTCTTGACCAGTTTTGATTGCCCAAAGTTTATTCCAATCTTTATCACTGCCATGCCAGAGTGTGTAGCAATCGCTACCTCCTATTCCTATCTTTCTGTCTATCATTTTTCTCCCTCATTATCTGGGTTATCTATACATTGATGATCAATACACTGCCATGCAACTTCAATCTCATCTTTGAATTGACCAGTCATAAAAAGTTGAAATGCTTCTTCAAAATTATCTGCTGGTACAGTGCAAATCTTTGTTATTTCTTCTACAAATTCAAATGTGTAATCTTTCATTTAATTTCTCCTAATCT